CGATGCTTGGATGCAACAAGAGGTTGCTAACTTAGGGAGTGATGAAGCATTTAACAGACAATACGGAAATCAGTTTATTGCAAATTCTTCATTATTATTAAGTGCAGCTAGTTTACAGAAGTTAACTAAAGGTCAAGTAGAATTTGTGCATCAAGAAATTCCATTATTTGAAGAAGCTGAGATTGATTATTCTGGTTTGTTATGGCATCCTAAATTTAATTTGGATGAAGTTGAAGAAGATTATAATTACTGGGTTTTCTCTGTAGATATTGCTGAAGGTACAGGTGGTGATTATTCTGTTATTAACATTTTTCAAATAAAAATGCTTGATGAAAAAGATTGGAAGGGTGTAACCACGCCTGGAAGCTTTGTTGATTTTTTCGGAATTAAACAAATAGGAAGGTTTAGAAGTAATTCCCATACCATTGAGGAATTTGCAAAAGCTCTTTATATTTTAGGGTTTGATTTGTTTTATTCAGAAAATGTAAAATTAATAATTGAATGGAATATGTTTGGTGGTGAATTAATTAAAAGATTAGAAACTGTATTTCCACAAAGAAATCAATTTGACGAAGAATCGGTTGTAAAATTTAAACATAGAGTTGATGCTAAAACAAAACGATTTGGTTTAAAAGTAAAGAAAGATAATAAACCTATATTTTGTCAAAATTTTAAAAAATATATTGCTCAGAATAAAATAAGCATCTATGATAAAGATACTGTAAAAGAATCTTCAACATTTGGTAAACTTCCAAATGGTTCATATGCAGGCCAATTAGGTAATGATGATTTAATTATGACTTGTATAAATAGTTCTGAGTTCTTCACAACATTAGATTTTTCAGATTTTGTCGAAGAGATTTATGATGAGATAGATCCTTCAATTCAAAATAAGATAGAAGAAATTCTAGAAAAAGATTCAAAGGGTGGGAATCTAAATTTCGATATCTACGACTTAGTATAAAAAGTAGATACTTGGTAGATATATAAAAAAACAAATAAACAAAAAAAATATATTATAAGATGGCACTAGATCCAAAAATAGCTTCTCTTAAAGCTGCAGGAACGTATAGGTTTGAATTTGATAAAAGTCAAGTCGTAAGTATCCCAGCAAATCAAACCAGACTAATTGTTGGTTTTTCTAAGACAGGCCCGTTCAATACACCCGTCTTTGTTCCCGATACAGGTTTCTTTAAACAAGTATACGGTGATATAGATAGAAATTTAGAAAGAAAAGATTCTTTTTTCCACAGAAGCTGTTTATCAGCTCTTGAAAGAGGACCTATTCTTGCTCTTAATTTATTAGCATTAGATGCAGAAGATAAAGTTAACGCTCTTCGTTTTGCAACTGCTGCAACACCAGAAGCACAATCAAATATTGGTGCTGATTATGAATATGCAAGATTTTATAATAGAGATAAATTCTGGTTTCCATCAACAGACGACTTTTTAACTAATGTTGGTGCTGATACTACTCAGTTAAGTGCATTAACTGTAAATGATTTATTAGATATTACAAACTTAGGACAGAATCCAAAATCAGTAATTGTTAAAAAATCTGCTGCTCAAAATGTATTACCTTTCCAAGTAACTGTTGAAGAATGGTATGGTGCAGCAAATGTACCTGGGTATTTAAATAAAGATAGTTTAATTTCTGACTTCTTTGTAGATATATTTGTAATAGATGGTAATTTTGGTGGAGACTTCGGTACAACTACTCCTTATTCAAGATTTGCATCTGATCCAATCTTTCAAAAGTATTTTTCACCAACACAAGGTTTATTAAGAAAGAAATTTGCATCAGATTCTACTGATACGTTATTACAAGAATTCTTTAATGAAACAGAAGTAACATTACAAGCAACTTATACTGCATGTTTACTTCCTGATTTTGTAGATTTATTAGGTAATAATCTTTTTGTTGAAAAATTAGTTAATGCTGAAACTGCTTCTACTGGAATATTTGTTACAGTGAATGAAGATTTATTCGATGGTGATACATTAATTGACGGTGTACAAGGTGGAATTGATATGATAGGACATAATATTGAGTGGACACAAGCTAATTCAATTCAAGATGATGTTAACTTCTTATCATACAGTGGATCAATTGTTTCTGATTTAGCTTATGATAGAACTCAAGGAATTTCTACAACTGTAGTAAATGATACAAGTACTATTACAGTAGGAGCCCCAACAGGTGGAGGAATTCAAATACAAGTGGTTAATGCTAATACACCTAAAGATGCTATATGGGATGCTTTTTCAGGTATGAGAGCAAATACTTCTACACTAGTAGGAACGTTTATATTAGATCCTGTTGCTTTGGAATGGGTTCCAGTAACATCTGTTCAAACTTCAGGTAATACTGTAACTGTATTGTTATCAGATGCAGGTAATCCTGTTGCAGCTAACTTTCCAACTGGAGCAGCTGCGAGTTATACATTTATAAATGAAGCTGACTTTGGATTTGTAAGAAATGAAAATCCAAGCGGTGGAGCTGCTGGAATTATCGGTTCTTATGGAACATTATTACAGGCTCAATTTGCTAACGGTACATTAACTGATGGTGATGAGGCAGTTTATAAAGATGCATTAGGTCAATATACTTCATTCTTAGCAATGAATGCTATAGATTTTGGATGGATTATTGATGGACCAGGTGCAACTACTGCTAATAATAAATTACCAATTTCTGATAATAATTATTATTTACCAGCAGTAAGGGTAACACCTTATCAAGAAGATTCATATACAAATCTAACTCCACAAGCTGAATTTACTATTGATGGAGCAGGTCAATTTGAAAAATCTGATAGTACTGCATTAAATCCATTATTATTTGGACCAAATGTATTTGGTGTACAAACTTTAAAAGGTGCTCTTAACCTAACTGTAGATATTATAGGAGATTCATTAAATGAACCAACTCTTAAACCAAATGAAATTCTTATAGCAACAAATTCACCAGAAGCTGCTGATATAGTAGTAGGAAATTATATGGTACATGATGAAGGTGGTGTAAACGGACCTTCAAGATTAACCAGAATTAATGTTGTAGAAGGTGGATTAACACCAACAGAATATCCAATTATTCCAGCTGGGACAACTGCAATGAAAGTAACATGCCAATCTGAAATAAGTGTAACTTCACAAGGTGCTATAAAAACTATAGAGGTTTATTATCCAATTGATTCATGGGTAGATTACCTTAATGTATTTGAATTACCTGGATTTGCATTAGATGCAACTAAACATGTACCAGATGGAACAAATTCTAGACAGAATAAATGTTTAAGTCCAATTTTAGGTGGAACAAATTTATTTAAAGCTTTAATTGATAGAGAAACAATTAACTTCCGTTATGTAGTAGATACATTTGGAAATGGAATTGAGGCAAATTGTAAAGCTATTTATACAAATTTATGTATGAGTAGAAAAAATGCATTTGCTATCGTTAATGCTCCATCGGCTAAAGACTTTAAGAAAAATACAAACCCAAGCTTTACAGATGCAATTGGCGGTTTATCATCTAAGTTTATATCTGAAGGTGGAAACCTTGCATTGAATCCAACAGTTAGATTCTCATTACCTTCTGCAACAAGCGGAGGTTCATTTGGTGGATATTATTATCCATTCTTAACTGTTAGAGATTTAGGAAAGAACATAAGTGTTCCTCCTGCTGCAAATGTATCAAATAACTTTATTCTTAAATATGAAAACGCATTACCTTGGTCAATCGTGGCAGGTGTAAGACGTGGAGTAATAGGCGGAAATGGAGTTGTAGGATTAGAAATTAATCTTGATCAAGAAGATCGTTTCTTCTTAGAGCCATTTGGAATCAATCCAATTGTATTCCAAAGTGGAACAGGGCCAACTATCTTTGCAAATAAAACTGCACAACAGGTTCCGAAATCTGCATTAAGCTCAATTAATGTTAGAGAGGTTGTAATTTATATCCAAGATGGTATAGAAGCAATTTTGAAAAACTACTTATTTGAATTTAATACAGCTCAGACAAGGTTAGAAATAAAAACATTAGCTGATAACTTCTTAGCAACTGTTCAAAATGATGATGGTGTATTTGATTTTAGAAATATCATGGATGAAACTAATAACACACCAGATGTCAT